CGGGGTCCAGGCCGGTCAGGCGGGAAACGTGCTGCACATAGGCTGCCGAATTGTTCTCGGTCGTCGGCGCCCAGCGATTGATCGCAGCGCGCAGCGTCTTGATGTCGTGGCGCTCCTGATAATTGATCAGGACACGCATCAAGGCGCGAATGCCTGACTCGGGTTTGTCGAATACCAGAAAACGGGAGTCGGTCGACTGGTCTGCCGACATGCCAAGCCAGCGATCCTTGCCGCGCTCGATGTTGCCAGGGTTGTTGTTGCGGATGCCGCGAGGTAGCGCCTTTGCCATCATTTTGCCTCCAATCCAAGAATGCGATCCCGAAGCCTCTCCCACTGCATTGCGGCTCGGGTACCCATGTGGGCGTTGATCGCCACAACCACAGAGCGCCAAACTTCATCAACGCCGGCGGCAACGCAGATCATGTGCGTGACGAACCCGACAAAGACACAGATCGATGCGTCAAGCGCCAGAGCCTTCCAGTTGAAACGCTCGCCTCTGCGCACCTTCTGGGCGTATTGCGCCATCGTGGCGGCCAGGCTAATGCCGAGGGTTGAAAGCCATGGGAATAGATGTGACAGGTTCCAGGCGTTCGGGTCTTTTTCGAGCATATTCATTCCTTGAGCTTTTTCGGAATCCTAGATTCGGTGACCATATCCGTAAATCCGTTACGGCCCGACATAGAAAACAGTCGGGTTACCGAAATAGAACGTACCACCTCCGCTAAAACTAACCCTTACGCGCAGCATCATGTCGCAGTTATCTACGTCGATTAAATCTTCAGATGCTGTATAAGATTGAAGCACTGCAGTTGACACTGTTTGATTTAGAGCACCTGTACCGCTTCCTGCCATTGTTAAAACATGCCCTGCAGTTGAATCTCGTGACCGCTGATAGATATACATTTGTACTATATAGCTAGAGACGGTGCTTTCAACTGGTATCGATACGTAAAGCAATCTCGACCCGATTGGCACTTGTAACGGGAAATAGGTATTCGACAAATCAACTGTCACGGCATCGGATTTTGTTGATCCAGAGTATGTAAACCCGGACCCGCCTTTTGCAAGCCAGTACCCTGGGATGGTTATTGACTTCACATAATTGAACGTGGCGTAACCGAGATTTATGTACCTGGACGGAACCGTTGTAATGTCGGTCGTGCTGATAGATGAGTAATACGGCTCGACAACAGATGCAATATTAAGTGCGCCGCCGAAGTCCGCATAAACAGTAGGCTGAGTGCCTACAATCCCCTCAACATTTTTTCTGTACTTGAGATTTCGGATTAAATTTTGGCCTGAGCTGTAGTTATCCACGGAAACAGCTTTGTAATCGATCCCAACTACCCCCGTATTGACACTAATATAATTTCCTTCAATGCCAAAGCCGAGAATCGCGCCATATGTACCTACCCGCGCGTGAATATGACCAGCGGTATTTGCTTCAAAATAGTTCCCTCGGACTTCGATATTCGTAGCGGAATACGCCGCCCCAGACGAAAGGCCATTGTCGAAATTGATACCGTACCCAGTATTTCCTTCAGAAATCGAGTCGACAACCGAAATATTCACGCCCCATAAGGTAAGGCCGTTTCCGGCGTTACCTTGAAATTCAGAGTTTGAAATATGAATGGCGTTATGCTGATTGCTTCCAGATGTTGCAACCTGCTTATAGCCGTCGCCGAGATTACTCCGGCTGTGGATGTTTCTGGCCATCACCGGGTAGGAACCGATGTACGGGGTACCTGTGTCCGTGAACTGAATTCCGTGAGAGCCGTTATTTTCGACAATCAGATTTTCCAGTTCTGTCCAAACAGCGCCATCGCCGTAAATACCGCACAAATTCGTTTTTCCTGCATTACCCTTGATTCGCAGGTTTTCGATTCGGCAGTGATATACGTAATTTAACGTGATGACGTGGTTCAATGAACCGTCAGACTGAATGACGGAGTCGTACCCATCTCCGTGCAGGCGAGTATATGTTGGCAGCGATAGATTAGTGACCTTGTAGGTTCCGCTTGGGAAATAAATTGCTCTGTTCCCACTTCCTTTTGCCAAGTCGTAAGCGGACTGGCTTGACGTTACGCCGGACCGATCTGCGCCAAACCATAAGACGTTATAAGACCCGATGAAAACACGCTTCCACCGCCGTCCGATGGCATCAACAATAATCGTCCCGTTGGTGTCAGCGCTAGTCGTGTCGGCCGCATCAACCCGAAATACACCAAACCCGCCGTCAAAAATGTTTGCCACGCCACGCACATAAAATGCTGTAACCGGCCCAGCATAAGCTCGCAGCAGCGCATACGTTCCGATCTCAGGATGCCGCTCGTTCAGCGCCGCTTCGACTGTAGCGCCTTGGTACTCAACCAACTCGGCGCCATGACCGGGATCTGTGCTAGCTAGTTCAACGGCCAAGAGCGTATTGTCAACCGGCGCAAAGTTCTTAAATCCGGTTCCGTCTTCATTCCAACCGATGACATAGTTTGCCGCCGGATCAGGAAGAATCCCGCCAGATGCGGAAGAGATCGGCGCCCGGACGCATAGACCAAGCTTCAGCGCAATCGACTGCATTGCCAGCCATAGCCGGTCAAATTCAAGGTCGACCGTGTCGGCATTGAAATCGCCGAACTGTTGGTAATCCTCGGTTCTGTTCAGCTTTGAGTTTAGATAGCGCAGCACCTTGACGCCGTTGGCTGGGGGAACCGAAAAGACGATATCACCGCCGTTTGCGTCTCCGACGCCGGTTACTGTAAAACCGGTCGTCGTGGCAACGCCATCTAGTTCGACGGCCAGATCGTCGGCCGATGCAATCATGAACTGGTATGGGAAGGAGGTCGTCACGCCGTTGGCGTCCGACTCGTTGAATAGCGTGGCTTGGGCGGGGACGGGCATGGGGCAACCTCGATATCAGATTGCCGGCAAGTGTCATTCCGACCGCCAAACGGTTTCCCGACTACCTCTCGAAGACGACCTCGTGCACGCCTGAATTGGTCCGCCAGTGGTGATTCTTCGGCGTCGGATCGCTGTCGCGCTGAACGACATTGATACGCTGCGGCGCGTCGGAAATCGCCCCGGCCCCGGCGTCGATGTAGTCGTCTGCCTGGTTCTTGGTTTCCGGGTTGAAATCCTTCATCTGATCCCAGAACTCGCCGTCGAGGACAGAGGTATGCGCCCACAGCATGCCCGAGGACATAGGCCCCTCGTAGGCTTCCAGAATGCGCTTGTTCTTGTTGGCGACGGCCGTCTCTTCGGTCACCCCGCAGATCAACCGGCGTTGCTTCAGTGCGGCCTTCAGAACGGCCGGTGCAAAGCCGCCGATGCCGTTGGTTTCAATGACCACCCGGGGAATGTTGAACTGCTCGACCAGATCGCAAATCTGCCACACCTGGCCACCGATGATGCGCTTGCCGTCCTCGGCGAACTCGGCCACGTCGCCGACCAGTTGCTGAGTGCGGTGCAGGTAGTGCCGGCCGTGTTCATCCTGCAGATCAATCGCGAAGGCCGATACGTCGCTGTTGAGTTTCCCGGATGATGGATCCCAGCGCGCAGTCATGCCGGCGATCTTGACGCTTCCGAGGTACATGCTTGCCGTCTTGTTGGCGTAGCGGATGACCGGCTCGACGGCGTAGGGGATGATGCGCGCTGGATCGAGTCTGCATTGCGACACGGGCTTCGAATGGAGCTGATATTGAGAATCCCATTCATTGATCGTGCGCGTTTCCCGGCGCCGCTTTTCCAGTTCGGCGCGGTCAAACCGTTCTGGCCATGCACTTTCGGAATAGCAGTCGATCAAAGTCCCTGGAGGCTTTGAAAACTCAAGCCCTGATTTAGACAGACGATAGTCGACGCCTTCTTGAAGGAGCTTCGATTCTTTGCCAATCCCGGAGAAAACGAACACCGGGCGGAACGGCAGCGCGTAAAACAATGACGTCGCATGCTCGATACGGAACTCATGCTCGAACATGCGAATAGTTAGGCAGTCAGCGCCCATCTTTTCCATTTCGTCGTAAAGGGAATCATGTGTGTGTGGCGTGCCGATGTAGAGCTTTGTCCCACCGGGAACAAGAATATGCGTCTGTTCGCCCAGCCGGTAGCGCAATGTTTCCCGCGCCTCTGGCGTGCGGATGTTGCGCGGCACCTCGACGTCATCGTTCTGTACCTCATCGGCGCGCGATGACGTGATGTTCGACATGATCCCGGCGGACTGCATGCTCGGGTTTCGCTCGTCGTCATTGCCAGGAACCCACCAGAACGACGACTCGCCGCGAATCATCAAGTGCCGTGTCATCGGGTGCTTGGTCAAGACGCGCTTGGTGTCTCTGCTTGTCTTGTAAGCCGTTCCGTCCTGGTCGCCCTGGTGGAGAATTCGCAGCGCCTGGTTTTCCTTGTAGCGCCACGCATTGTAGATAGCCAGGATGGTGGATTTGCTGAAACCGCGAAAACACCGCATCACTGCTACCGGCCCCTTGGTGGCAAGCCATATGCACGCGCGGATATGAATTTCCGGCACCTTCCAGCCCATGCGGTCAGCCCAGCACAGGAAGAAGGCGAGGAAAGATTCAGCCCTTGCTTGTTGCTCTGGCGATAACTGCATTCACCATGTCCTTGGCTTGCTTTTCGAAACGCGTTATTTCCTGATCGGCATCATCCTCTGGAACCTTATCGCTAAGGTTTCTGGCATCCCTGTCACGAAGATCAAGAACCCTGGCCAGGAGCGTTCCTGTCTGGATTGCGTTCTTCTTGTCCCAGTAACGATTGCCACGCTTTTTATCGTCAAGTTCCGCAAGCGGAATGCCAGCGCCGTTCCAGTTTCCTGGTTCGGCTTCTTCCATGAAGACGTCGCCGATTTTCTCGGCGAGTTCTTGCAAGCGGTCGATTTGATCTTGTCTCATTTAAATATTCTCCTATAATTCACTCGTGGCTCTGTGTGGGC